GTCAATCCTCGCATAAGACAAATCTACAAGGTCGGAAAAGGTGCACTGGCTAAGATCCAGGTAAGATGTCTGTAGTCCTGAGATATTTACCCTGTCCTTAAAACTGGAGTCGCTAATTGTGAGTCCAGAAACTTCACTGATTGGGGAGTCCTCCATAGGTTTCCGGCCCTCTGGCTTGCAGACGTATGTCTGGACATCCATTCGTTCATCTACTGTTGACTCGGAAATCGACGTCACCTGGTAAGTGGAACAGATGGCAAGCCGAGCAGTTTTCGACACAGAAGTGTTTGACATGTAGAATCTAGGAACATCATCACGCTGATGATAAGGCAGGACCGTGCCGAGGTCCAGGGAAGAACCGATTTTTGACTCGTAGATCGTGGCCTGATGTGCGGACTTAATTTCGACGTCTCCGCTAATTCTTGAATAGTCTATACTGACGTCTCGTACGCATTTTATGGCTAATTCGGTGAACTTATTCTGAGCGCTTCCAAAAAACCCGTGATAGTATCAAGGTTCCAAAATCCCATATTGCTGTTTTCGATAATGAGATCCCCCTTAACGACTACTTTGTCCATTGCTACTGGAATCTCGTTCTGCAGGCCCTGCAGGTGTACGTCACCGTAAACAACGCTACTATTTATGAATAGCCCCCTCCCCGTTAGTCCACGAGACTTGGTTCGGTTAGCCTCCGTTAAGGCTGCCACGAGCGTTGAGGCCTTGATTCGCCTCCACCAAATATCGTGACCCTTTTCAATATGGGCCAACAGATCCTTCTTTGAAATGTCACGAAGGTTCTTTTTCTCTATCTTGTGAAGGGACCTGCAGTGATTAGATGCCTTCGGAGTTGAATCTGCGACAGGCGTTTCGGTCCGAACGACCTTCCATAATTCTGACAGCGCTGGAATAACTAAGGCGGCAGACGCGAAGAGCAAAAATACGAATATAGATACAAGAATGGATGAAACGATCGCCCAGACTCGCGACAGGAAATACATAATGACCTCAGTGGGTTGGGGTACTACAGTTGGCGGACGTACCTTACAGTGCGGCAGCACAGCCCGCAGTGTTCTTGACCAGTCGGCGGTCGAGCGATTGTGCCCGCGGTGACGAGGCGGCTGCGCAGCAGAAAGGTCACAGGGAGGGACTCACTGTCGTGCACTCGAGAAGTCAAGAAATATACGGCCCGTGATATGCCACGCTGCTGGGGTAGCAAAAACTTGGCCAAATGTTCTTAATGGAGCATATTGTCAATATGGAAGAGTCAAAAGATAACAAAGTCGGCCGCCCTTTGCTATTTAAGTCGGTCGAGGAGCTGGATCAGAGAATCAATGAGTATTTTGAGAGCCGCGCACCTCATGTCGTGAAGAGGCTAGTCAAGCGGACCAAGTCCGACGGAGGCTCGTTCTGGGCCGAAGACGAAGTCATGAGTGAACAGCGACCGGTAACGATAACGGGACTTGCGGTATACCTGCGAACCAGCCGTCGCGTCCTCTTGGCTTACAAAGAGCGTGAAGAATTTCTTCCCTCGATAGAGCGGGCTTTGGCTCGATGTGAGGAGTACGGCGAAACGCAGCTATACGAGGGCAATGCCAACGGGGCAAAGTTCAGCCTTCAGAACAACTACGGCTGGGTCGAGAAAATCGTCCAGGAGCACGAGGGCGGCTTCTTCGACCACCCTCACCGGGTCGAGGTAGAGATAGTTAACCCGGAGACACCGGTCGACGATGAAGCTAAAACTGAGCCCGACCCAGAGCCTGGCCCTCCGCCTACTTCATGACCCCCAGATAGTTGAGCTGCTGTTCGGCGGCGGCGCTGGCGGGGCGAAAGCCAGCTGGATTAACGCGTCCGTTTACACGCCCTTCGGACCGAAGCGAATGGGTGACATTCGAGTTGGCGACCAGGTCTCAAACCCAGATGGCACGGTATCCCGCGTCATCGCTGTGCACCCCCAAGGAGTGCGAGAGCTCTTCGACGTAACTTTCATCGACGGAGCCACGACACGCGTTACAGGTGATCATCTATGGCTGGCCAAACGGGCCAGCAAGGCGCGGAAGAACGACCTGCCGTACAAGATCTACACAACCCAGCAGCTGCTGGATCTGCTCAGGCAGGACAAGCTGAACATCCGTCAGCATCACATCCTCATGCCGCTATCGGCGCCAGTTCAGTTCACAATCAACCAGAACCGTTGGGGCAACCGATGGCCAGCTGACCCATACGTTGTAGGTGTTTTGCTCGGCGACGGCTCAATCTCACAGAAGAATGTTCATTTCACCACGGGTGACCTTGCGATGGTCGATGAGGTTGCGGCGCGAGTGGCAGGTAAGGTAAGGAAGCTGCCGAGCGCTAAGTATGCGTACTCGATTATCGGCGACCCTGGCCTGAAAGCAGCGCTGATTTCTCTTGGCATGCAGGGCAAGCGAGCAGAGGCGAAATCGGTGCCTGAAACCTACCTGAAGTCACCGATTGAGGTCCGCCGCCAGTTGCTTCAGGGCCTGATGGATACCGATGGCACTATCGATGACCGCGGCCATTGCTCGTTCACGAGCGTGAGCGAGCGGCTGGCGCGTGACGTGCAGTGGCTCGTTCGAAGTCTCGGCGGCAAGGCGACTCTCACGGTGGGGCCGTCGAGTTATGTAGACGTCTCGGGCACCCGGATTGAATGTCAGGACGCTTACCGCGTGTACATAAACACCCCAGACAACTCTGAGCTGTTCTTGCTCGAACGTAAGCGATCACGGGCCTTGGCCTTCAACGGCGGCTACTCGGAGCTGCATCGCCGATTGGTCATGATCACACCGGCCGGCCAGGACGAAGCGCAGTGCATCACGGTCGATAATCCGAATGGTTTATACATAACCGACGACTTCATCGTTACCCATAACAGTTTCCTGGTGTGCATCTGGATGGTCCTCGAACTGCGCAACTACCCCCGTATTCGCATTGGCCTCGGCCGTGAGGAGCTTGTGCGTCTCAAGCAGACGACCGTTGTGACCCTGCTCAGCAAGGTGCACCCGCTCTTCGAGATCACCGAGCGGGACTACGTCTACAACGAGCAGAAGGGCACCATCACCTACAGCAACGGCTCGCAAATCATTCTCATCGACATGAAGTTCCACCCGAGCGACCCGCTTTACGACACCTTCGGCTCGCTGGAGCTGACGCACGTGGTCGTCGAGGAGGTTGGTGAGGTGAAGCAGAAGGGTGTCGACGTACTCAACACTCGCAAGAACCGCTTCCTCAACACGGAGTACGGCATCGTCGGCAAGAGTGTCTACACCTGCAACCCGACCCAAAACTTCATCAAGGAGAAGTTCTACAAGATATATGACCAGCTTGGCGGCGGGCGGTTCCAGAAGTGGCCGATCGGCCAGGTCGAGATTCCCGGGGGCAGGATGGCGACCGCCTTCCGCGCCTTCATTCGCTCGCTCGTCTTCGACAATCCCTGCGCTTCGCGCAACTACATCGAGACCCTGCGCAGCTCGCCGCCGGCCGAGCAGAAGCGGCTCCTGCGCGGCGACTGGAATGTCGACGATGACGACTACATGCTCTTCCCGTCCCTGACGCTGGATCGTTCCCTGCGCAGCGAGGTCAAGCCTGGGCGCAAGGTCATGGGCGTAGACATCGCTGACGGCGGCAAGGACTCGACGTACGCCACGGTGATTGAGAACGGCGTCGCGACGGATCTGATCAAGATTCCTGTGGACCACAACAGCGAGGTGGACACCGCCGAGCAGGTTGCGCTCGGCATTATCAAGGCCGCTCAACAGCGCGGCATCGACCCCGCAGATGTCGGTATCGACGGTGTTGGTGTTGGCGCCGGCGCTCGCGTCTCGCTGCGCAGTAAGGGCTGGAAGATCAAGGTCTTTAAGGGTGGCGACGCGCCTACCGAGCCGGGCTACGCCGATCTCAGGAGCGAGCAGTTCTGGCAGACGAGTCAGGACCTGAGGAAGGGCGAGCTCGGGCTCTACGTGGAGCTGGCCGAACTGGAAGAGCTGCGGGACGAGCTGAGGCCGCACCTGTACACCAACGACAACGAGAAAGTCGTCAAGGTGACGCCCAAAACCCCTGGCCGCGGCGCTGGCGTGGGCCAGTCAATCAAAGAAAAGCTGGGGCGGTCTCCAGATCGCGCGGATTCATTAATCATCGCCCGCTGGGTTTACAGAGGAAATGATAGCAAGAATGCGGATAACCATATAATCTATTAACTAGAATGGGAAGAATTAGGAATCGTATTGCTAGTCTGATAGCGGGACAACCTATAGCGTCTGCCCGTCATTCGATGACGGTACCAATCGGCCAGGAATTTTTGAGGTATGGCAACCGCAGCACCATGCTTCCCGACTGGTCGGAAATAATGATGAGCGACCGGGATATGAACACCGGCTACATGTACGCTGCGATACGAAACCGAGCGAACCGTGTCGCCTCGGTTGCAAAAGAATTCGTCCACACTGACGCGGCTCAGGCGCTGATGGACAAAGCTAAGAAGGAAAAGACTGACCTCGTTCACCCATACCGACAGCTGATCGACGACTCCGACGATTTTAGCAATCGGGATTTCTGGTACCGAATCTCGACGTTCGCCGACCTCAAGGGCGTGTTCTACCTCATGGCCGTTCGTACCGTTGGCCGCGGAGGCACCGTCGGCCACATCAAAGAGTTCAAGCTGCTGAACCCGTACAACGTTCAGCGCGTCCGATCGAAGGACAGTCTCACGGTAGAGGGGTACAAGGAGACTCGCGGAGCCTGGTCGCGCGAGATCCGAAGGAAATGATCATCGAGATGTGGGACTTCGACCCGCTCGACGACAACAACCCGTACGCGATGGCTCAGGCGGCGAGAGATGCGCGATTCACGCTCAAGCAGGCCGGTGACTACACGCGCCACAACTTAAAGAGCAACGTGAAGTCCCGCGGCATCATCTCTACGGATGTCGAGCTGGATCCGACCCAGATGGCCAACTTCCGCTCCCGCATCATGAACGGGAACAAGGATGTGCCAATCTTCACCGACGGCGCCGGCAACGTTAAGTACGACCCAATGCAGGTTGACATGGACAAGGTGGCGCTCGACAAGATCAACTCGATCAGCCTCGAGGAGCTCCTGGCAGTGACGGGCATGTCGCGAACTACGTTCGGCATCGAGGTATCCGGCGTCACCCGTGACACGTCCAAGGTGCAGTACGACCAACTGGTGGCCGCGCACACCGTTCCCCGCATCGAGTGGATCATCGATGCCCTCAACCAGGACTACAAGAAGTACTACAAAGACGATGCCAAGAAGTCGAGGTACATTCTCAAGCTCGAGAACCCGCTCGGCTCGGACCGCGACGCGGAGGTGAAGGACTCCGAGCTGCGCACCAAGAACCTGGACCTGTACACGAGTTTGCGCAACAAGGGCTATGAACACGAGATCGCTGCGAAGTACGCACAGGGTGAGATCACGCTCGAAGAGCTGGGGGAGCCGAAGAATCCGCCCGTCCAGCCAGCGCCAGCTCCGCAGCCATCCACGTCGCCCGCGGACCAAGCCCACGGTCACAGCCACGACGTCATACCTGCAGTACGCAACACCCTCGATGCCAGCCAAGACGCCCTCGTGCGCTCGCAGGAGTCGACGATCCGCAACGCCATCATTGACGTCGAGACGCAGCTCGTGATGGCCGTGAGCAACAAGATCACTCAAAATGCGTACGACAGCCCCGCCGACATCGTGGAGCCAGCCGATCGCACGAAGGCTGAGGCCGACCTGGCAGCTGCTCTCGTGAGCTTCTACACGGTCGTGGTCAGCCTGTACGCCAACACGATCATGAGCCGACGGACGCACGAGTTCAGCCTGTCCGGGAATTTCAAGCTGACAGTCTCCATCGCAGAAGGCATCGAAAAGCTCTCCCGCAAAGCGGCGTTGTCCCACATCGACACCGTGGTGAAGGACCTCTTTGCGGCGGTGCGCGAGGCCGCAATAGCGGGCGCCAACCAGTCGGAGATAGCTGCAGCCATCCGCAGGGAGTACGTCGTCATCACGAAGAACCGGGCCAAGGTGATAGCCAAGGATCAGACGAATCGGGCCTTCACGATGGGTCAGTACGAGTCGGACAAGCAGTTTCTTGCCCAGAATGACCTCACCGGCCGCGCTTACAAGAAGTGGATCACCCAGAGCGCCAACCCGTGTGTGTTCTGCAAGGCGAAGGCTGCTGAGCCGCCGATCCCGTTCGACCAGCCGTTCGGCGAGGTGGGCGATGTCTGGACCGCCACCGAGGAGCGAGCCGATGGCTCGCTCGCCGTGAGGAAGCTGCCGATCAACTACGAAACCATCCAAGCCGGCGGTGCGCATGCGCAGTGCGGATGCCGCTACATCTTAATTATTGAGGGGGACTGAGGATGCAGGAGTTCCTGAAACACGATCCGACCCTCACCATGCATGACGCCACAGTCCCCAAGACCGAGCAGCTGATCGAGATTCGATGCCCATACGACGTGACCAGCAAGAAAAACGGTCGCGACTATCCGTGCAACCGGCTATGCGTGAAGGTCTCAGCCGGTGCCCAGGGCGAGGCCTGGTGCTCAAGCTGCAAGCGTGGTTTCGAGTTCGCAGTGAACGGCCAAATGAAGGCAATTATTAGTCAATAGCATTTCCGCTGAACTTTCATTATAGTTAGGTTCAGAGAAGCCATCGCCTCGCGGATATCACCGCAAGATAGCGCATCCGATCAACTAAACAGGATCAACTATATGCATCCTAAGCATAAAGTTGGCTTGACAATTGAGAAGAACGCGCAGGGCGATGAAGACCAAGGCATTATCCGGTTCCCCGGGGGCCAAGTCATCATTGACGGCCAAACGCTTCGCAACGGCCGCAAGTACGACATCGAGTCGATGGTGCTTGAGGAGTACGCGGGACAGGTAACGGCGGACCACTGGGACGCCCTCGACATGATCGTGGCAAGGTGATCAACTGCCGCAAGGAAGGGGATGCAGTCAAGATTGACGGCATCCAGTTCGCCACGAACAGCCCTTCCGGACGCCTCGCGCACGACCTTATGGCTGAGGGATTCCTCACAGATATGTCTGTGGAGACCTACGGACCGTGGCCGGACGAAAGCGACGACACATATTACAAAGCCAAGCTGATCGGCTTGAGCGTCGTTGTGGTGGGCAACAGCAAGTCGGCCCGCGTCAAAAAGCTCGTTCGCAACTCACTCGCCAAGGCCAAGGAAGACGGTCTCGACACGGCAGCCGTAGAAGCGGCGCTCGAGGTCGATGAGCCATCTCCCGAACCCAAGCCGGCAGCTGCCCCGGTCAAACAGGCAGCAGCAGAACCAATTAAGCAGGAAACACCATCAATGTTCGTAACCAAGAAGAACGGTCGCGACTTTGCCATCAAAGTTACCTACAAGAACGCCGCTGGCGAGACTGTAGCCACTGAGCTGGCACCTGGCGCGAGCGTCGATGTGTCCGAAGACCAGGGCGATGCCGTCGAGACGCAGATCAATCAGGCAACAGCCCCCGCTCCTGACCAGACCGAAAACATCAAGAGTGCGGTCGCCAATGCCGTGAAGGACGCTGTCGAGGAAGCTACCAAGCCCCTCAATGAGAAGGTCGCCACGCTCGAGAATGCTTTTGACGACCAGGCCAAAGAGCCCGAGTTCTTCAAGACTGGCAACTCGCGTTCAGCCGGCACCACCGCCACCAAGCTTGAAGACATGACCGCCAATGAGCGCACAACGCTGCAGCTGCAGAGCGTAGCCGGTGCCGTTCTGGGCCGGAGCCTGTCAGCGATGAAGGCGCTTGAGGCCATCAACCAGTTCAACCTCGACAAGCTCAAAGAGGCTGGCAAGGTTGAAAACTCGATGACGTTGACCGACTTCGGCAATTTCGTTGTCGGTCCCGAGAACCTTCCAGGTATCTCCGACCGCCTATCGAACTACACCCCACTGCTCTCCAAGTTCAAGTTCCAGGAGACCCTCAGCCTGAACACCGCTTGGTTGGAGCAGGGCGGTGAGATCGAGATGGAAGACGTCGACATGGAAGACCACGGAGACAACGAGAACCTGAAGCCAATCAGCGAGTACGAAACCAACGGACGATCAGCCACCCTGAAAGAATTCGCTGCGGTGACGCCCGTGGATGCTTCGTTGATCCGGTTCAGCGCCGCCGACATCATGGCGAGCCTTAACAAGAACTACAACAACGCCTACGACAAGGCACTCGCCAAGTCCGTCATTGGTCGGCTTGAGAAGACCGTTGAGGCGAACGGCCACTCTGCGACGTTCGACTACCACACCGCTCCGGTCGAGGCTCTGATCGCGCTGCTCACAGCAATCGAGAGCATTGCCGATGACGTCAGCGAGGGTACCGTCGCGCTGATGAGCGAGGCGACTCGCTTGCAACTCCTCGCCTTCCAGCTTCGCGCCGGTGTTGGCGTAGATAGCGCGTGGTCAAACGTGTTCACCAACGCGGACCAGCCTCGCTTCTTTAACCGCCCGTACCTCGTTGTACCAAGCAACCTCCTGCCAAAGATCAACAGCGCTCACCAAGAGCTGGACGTTCGAAGAGACCAGTGTCACCGTGAACCACGGCATCCTGTTCGCCGACCCAAACGAGTTCATGGGTCGCGTGTCCGGCGGCTTGAGCTACAACGTGTCGAGCGAGGCTTCGTACGAGCAGGGTGGCGTGACGAAGTCCGCCTTCCAGCGCGACCAGCTCGTATTCCGTGGCTACGGCTACCGGAAGTCAGCCGTGCTCAACACGGAGTCTGTCGCTGGCGTTCTGAGCCCCGGCGTCTCCTAGCAACTTAACCGAGGACCAAGGGAGTGAACCTTGACGAGTACGAAGAACTAACAGGAAAGCGAGTTGCCGACAACCAGCGAGCCGTGATCACGGCTCACCTGGACCGGGCTCAGATTCTGCTGGAAGAAGCACTCGGGTTCCCCCTTGATCCAGAGGTTGCATCCGAGAACCTTTACACCGAAGAGGGCGTGGGCGCCTACCGCCTCTATCCCTACAACAACCTAGACAAGTTCTGGCACGTGGATCCCTTCACGGCGGTACACGGGGTGAAGTTGATCAAGATCGATGAAGTGACTGATCTGGAGGTTGACGAGTTTCGTGCTCCAGTCGGCCGTGGCGGATGGGGTAAGTACATTGAGCGGATATACCCGGGCAGGTACTGGGACTTCAACCGGACCTGCAACACGGCGGGCTGGCAGATAGCCGTCGATGCCGACTGGCTGGGTGCTGGGACCGAAGACGACGGCGAGCTGATCCCAATCGAGCTCAAGCTCGTGATCGCGGACCTCGCCACCCACTACGGCGACGCGAACCGCAATATCCGATCCGAGTCGCTTGGTACTCGCTCCTACTCAAAGTTCGAGCCCAAGGCCCCGCTGGAGGACTCAGCCACGAAGGCCGTCTTGGGCCGGTACGCCGGCCCACATGGGACCGCCGGGCGGATGCCGGTATGAACCTTGCTGACACGATCACCTTCACCATCACGACGGCCGACGATTTCGGCGATGACGTCGCGTCCACTGAGTACGAGACGGATTGCGCCGTCGAGCAAGCTTCGGCGTTCGCCCACGGCATAAATGCCGAGCTGCAGACCGGCGAGATCGTCGCCTGGATCGACCCAACGTCCGACGTCTGGGCTGACAAGGGCCTCAGGATGTCGGGCATGACAGCCGATTACAAGGGCACGCAGTACCGGGTGACCGGCGTGCGGCCGGGCGGCAGTTTGATCACCGACGAAGAGGACCTGATCGAGCTGACGCTGACGAAGAGCGAGAACGCATATGTCGAGTAGGTACAACAGTCACCGGACGGCCGCAGAGGCCGCCATCAACGTGAAGATGCGCAAAGGCGTGATCAACATGGGCGGTGACATCTTGCGGCTGAGTACAGCCGTAACCCCGTATAAGCACGGAGATCTCCGCCTTCGCCGCCGCGTAGTCCCGACAGCCAAAGGCGCTCGCGTCGAATGGCTCTCAGGACACGCGGCAGTCCAAAACCGCGGCTTCCGTGCCGGCGCCCGGCCGTTTCGTCAGTACACGACCCCGGGCACCGGTCCACACTTCGTCGAGGCGGGCATCAAGGCGGTGAAATCCAACATTCGGAGCTACTTCGAGTGAGCACTGCCGAGGAGTTCGCCCAGCACCTTCAGACGGTTGTCAGCGGCACGGTCTACACCAGCAAGCTGCCAGCCAAGAGTGATTCGGCCGATGATCAATGGTCGGTCGTGGCAGATGGGGGAGTGGCGGCAACCGGCGGCAACTTCCTGCTCTGGAAGCAGCAGCTCAACTTACGGGTGAGCTACCGCCACCGCAAGAGCCGGGAAGTTTATGACGCGAACAGCGATCTGCTCGACGCTGTGGCCACCTTCCTGCCGACGGAGAGCCCGGCTCTGCTGTCTCGAACCGTCGTCCCAATGTCAGACACCGATGAAGACGCTGAAGGCCGTCACACGGCCTCCTGGCAGGTCGAATTAACAATAAGCATTAAGTAGGAGAACCCATGAATGGCGCTCAATATCGGCAAAGGAACATACGCCGTCTACTACAACTACCAAGAGGTCGAGGGTATCGAGTCGGTTGACTTCCAAACCGACACTGAGACCGTCGACATCACAACAATTAAGGGCGAGAAGGTCACCTTCGAGAAGAACCACTCGGCTGCGGTCGAGCTGACCTTCGTCGACACGGGCATCGAGAACCTGAAGAAGATCGTCGGGGACGCCTGGCTGGATGACGCTGAGCAGATCCCAGGACAGCCCACTGGCAACGTGGTCGACAACACCGATGGCGCCATCGCTCTCGGCTACACCGGCTCAGTCTCGGTGGCGCTGCAAGCTCCGCTGCAGTTCGTGCCAGCTGTCGGCTCAGGCGATCACACGATCACGATGTTCGACGCAGTCGCGACTCTGAGTGACATCACCATCGAAGATCAAGTGGTGAAAGCCACCGTCACCGTCCGCTCCGAAGCGACCGGTGTCCAGATCCTCAAGGGTGCAGTGACGCTCGTCTCGTAACCCCAAGGCGGTGAAAGGCCGCCAGCATTAATTCGGAGTTTCCAAGATCATGAGAGAGGTCAACCTCAATAGCAGCCAAAGCAAGATCAAGTCAGAGCGCCTCGTTGTGAATCTCACCAACACCGACACGGGTGAACTTCGCAAGCTCGAGTACGACGTGCGCAAGCTTTCTGGCAAAGCCGCAATGGAAGCCCAAATCACCCTGGCGGAGTACGCCAAGGACAAGAAGCGCGACGAGATCGTCGGCTCGTTGATCTTCAAAAACATCCTCGCAGGTATCGACCCGGTAGGTGAAGCGCCCGAGTTCATCACGATCTTGGACGAAATCGATACTGACCAGCTGCAGCCGCTCATGGAAGCGCTTGTGGAGGTCGCGAACGGGAGCACCGTCACGAGCTGATGTATGACGTTCTGACCAGCTACAGGGTCCGCGAGACGGAGCGCCGAATCCGGCGTGAGTGCGCCGAGCTGGTCTTCCACTACCCGCAGTACACGCTCGAGGACGCCATCGAAATGCCGGAGGGCGACCGCCGCCTACTGCTTACGTTCGCCCGGCTGCAACGGGCCGAATTCCTTCTTGAGCTGACCAATGTCATTGCGGCTTCTCAATCGAAGGCTGGCTACAAGAAAAGAACCACTGACCTGGAGGGGGTGATCAAAAACCTCACGAAGCAGCTATGAGCGAGAGCGTCGGCACAGTCTCAATTGATCTTCAGCTCGACGACCGGGGATTCAGCCGGGCGCTCCTAACCGCCGAAGGCAAGGCTCAAGCTGCAGGCCGGGCGATTGACGACGAGCTGGCCGGAGCGACCAAGCGGACGGAAGCGCGGTTCGCTTCATTCGGAGCTGTAGCCACCAAGGCGTTGGTACTCACCGGAGTTGCTGCTGGTGTCGCCGGTGCGGCGTCCGTGAAGATGGCCGGCGACTTCGAGCAGAGCCTCAACATCTTCAAGTCCGTTACGGGAGCGACTGCCCAGCAGATGGCTCAGGTTGCAGCTCGCGCCAGGGAACTCGGCAAGGACATCTCGCTTCCCGGGATCTCTGCCAAAGATGCCGCGGTAGCCATGACCGAACTTGCCAAAGCCGGTCTTGACGTCAACCAATCTCTAGCCGCCTCAAAGGGTGTGCTGTCACTTGCTAAGGCCGGCAATCTCGATGTAGGTGACGCCGCATCCATCGCCGCAAAAGCGCTGAATGCCTTTGGCCTGGCCGGGACTGAGGCGGTCAAAGTGGCCGACCTCCTAGCGGCCGCTGCCAACGCCTCCTCCGCGGGCGTCGATGACATCGCGCTTGGACTCGCGCAGGTCGGGGCGGGAGCGAAGCAGATGGGCGTCGGGCTTCAAGACACCATCGCAGCTTTGGCGTTGTTCACGAATGCCGGCATACGGGGCCAAGACGCCGGGACATCGCTCAAACAGATGTTCCTCCAACTTGCCGCGCCGACCGACAAGGCCAGCGAGCTGATGAAACAGCTGGGCTTGGACTTCTTCGACGCAAAGGGCAATTTCATCGGGCTAGAAAAGTCCGCCGGCCTACTCAGTACAAAACTCGCCGGTCTGACTCAGGAACAGCGCAATAACGCTCTGGCGACGATCTTCGGCTCCGACTCGATGCGCGTAGCCGCAATCCTTGCTGATCAAGGTGCCGCTGGCTTCGACAAAATGGCCAAGGCAGTCGGTCGTCAAGGAGCCGCAACTGAATTGGCAGCCGCTCAAAACGCCGGGTTCAACGGTGCACTCGACAACTTCAAATCGACATTGGAGACTCTGGCGACCGATCTAGGAACCAAGCTTCTGCCACCGGTCACCAAGTTCCTGCAAGTGCTCACGGACAAGCTGCCCGGGGCCGTCGACTTCGTGTCTAGCCACTTCGCTGGGCTGGTTGCGATCATCGGTGGTCTGGCGGCAGTCGTTGCTGGCTTCAAGATCGCCGCCTTTGTGCAGGGCTTCCTGGATCTTGTTCTCGCATTGCGGGGCGCAACGGCCGCCGCTGGCGTCTTCTCGGCAGTGTTGAGCGCTAACCCCATTGGCCTGATCGTTCTAGCGGTCGCCGCTCTAGTCGCAGCACTGGTCTTCCTACAGGTCAAGTTCGACATATTCGGTAAGGCGATCTCCGCGCTGCAACCGCTCTTCAATCTTCTTGGCCAGGTGTTCCGGACCATCGCCGATATCTTCGTGGCCAGCCTGCAGCCAGCCATCGGAAACTTGCAGGCTGCGTTTTCGACCTTGTGGACTGCGTTGCAGCCGTTTGTGCCCTACCTGAAGATCCTCGCTCAGGTTCTTGGCGGCGCTGTCGTCGGCGCAATCATCGCCTCAGTCGTGGTCTCGGCATCAATGGTGTCCGCACTCGCCAACCTCATCGCGATCATCATCCGGGTTGCGGCCATCATCGAAGCAAATCTGCTCGGTGCTTTCCGCTCGGTAGTTAGCACTATCAACGGCGTGGTGAAGGTAATCACCGGCATCAACCTCTTTCAGGCGGGCAAGGATTTGATCAATGGCCTGATCAACGGCATCGTCGCCAACGCGCCAGCAGTCGTGAACAAGATCAAAGAGATCTGCGCCAGTGCTCTCGACGCAGTGAAGAGGTTCTTCGGTATCCATTCGCCTTCCACCGTTATGGCCGGCCTCGGCGAGAACCTCATGCAGGGACTGGCCGACGGAATCGCCAAGGCCGGATCACAGGCCACGTCAGCCATGACCGGCGTATCTGAAGATCTTGTGGCGGCGCTCAACGTGCCATCTGGCAGCTTCAGCTTTGCCGGTGATGTCTCCGGTGGTTTAGGTGGCGGGGGTGCTCGGACTCTCAACCAAAGCAACGTCTTCAACGTCTTCAATCAGGTTGATCCCCAGCTAATTGCCAATGATTTGGCATGGAGGGCGAAGCGTGCAGGCTGAGCTCCAAGCCCTTTCCATAGACGGCCTCGAGCTCATCGATACAGATGACTACTGGTTCGAGGCAGCTGACGGTCTGGACGAGCCGGACCGTCGCATCGCCAGTGCGGTGAATCCCGGATCTGACGGCGGTTTCGTGGCGTCGACCCTGTATGGGATGCGCGGCGTCAGCCTGTCCGGCGCATTGAAGAACAACGGCGCCGCCGCTATGAGCGCCGCGCGATCAGCGCTAGGGGCAGCCTGTCTGCTTAAGCGGGACGTGAACGGTGTCCGGCAGCTCAAAACGATCAGCTTCACACTGCTGGACGGCCGGGAGTTCACCTTCCAGGCCGAGGTGAGCTCCTTCAAGGCGCCGAACTTTGGAACGGGCGCAGTGGAATACCTGATCTCCCTGATCGCTGAAGATCCGCTGCTGTACAACCCGGAAGAGAAATCAAGCGGCAATATCGTCCGGTCAACCGGCGGAGGCCTGATCATTCCGTTTGTCAGCCCGGCTGTCTCTGCCGCGTCGTCCGGCGGCGCAGGCATCGCCACGAACAACGGTAATTCCGACGCGCCGATGATCATGAAGCTCGTCGGTCCGCTGACCAGCCCGTACATCCTCAACCAGGCCAGCGGATTGTTCATGCAGCTCGACTACACGATTCCGGCCGGGACGACGGTTCTGATCGACACGTCCGACAACACGATCTTGATTGAGGC